CAACTTTTTCTGGTACGGATTTAAGCCATGCAATTTTGTATGAGTATTCTCCCAAAATTAGATAATTACCTTTTTTAACAATCCCGCCACTCTTTTTTGGAGCAGCAGGAATTGTTGTTTTCTTTTTAGCCATTACGCTACAAATGTACCATCTGCCACATCATACCCTGTTGCATTTGCTTTTACAATATAATTATCTGTTGCAGTTAATGCGGCAGTCATTGAAATTGTGTATGTTCCATCAGGACTCTCAACTGTTCCTGTGTGAGCCAATGGCACACCTGGAGCAGCAACATCCTCAACAATAAATGCTGCATCCAATAATCCAACAACTTTTGTTGAGTTTTGTGCAGTTCCAAATCCTGTTGCCACTGTTGCAACAATTGTATTTAAATCAGGATTATCAGCAGAGATTGATGCAGATATTAAACCTTTGATTTGAGTTGGTTTAAATCCTAACTCTGTAGATGTTAATACATAGCTATTTTCCTCACACTCCTCATTGTCAAAATCAACAGATACATTTAATTTCTGTACTGTTGTATCAGTTGCATAATCTTTGAATACATCAAAAGTCTCTGCAGAAAGTTCATAACCTCTCAACAATCCTGTTGTTGGGTCGTCCATAATTCCCCACATATTTGCAGAGATGTCAACATAATAAAATTCAATGTCAGAGCATCCAACTGCACTCAATTCTCTCTGGATTTGTGCGGCACTATCCTTGTCCCACATTTGGTATGTCATAGTTCTAACGCCACCAACTCCATCAATTTTGTATTTTTGAGTACTTGGTGCAGTTTCGTACACTGTCTCAGTACGTTCAAAAGTTGCACCCTCAACTCTCGGTGTTGGGTATAGTCTTTCAGATGCATCCCAATTTGGATTTTGTGCCAAATCTTGAATGTATGCACCCAATGTTGCATAATTTCCTGCAACTCCGTTTGAGTCTAAAATTGTCAAAGGGTCTGCATTTACATCAATGTAATTACGTGTACCATCTTTTTTGTATTTCGCTCTGTACCATGGCATTGCCATTACCTTTTGAATTACAACACAATTTGGTCTCCCTGTGTTTGGGTATTTTGGACTCCCACAGTCACATGCTATTCCACTCATTTTATTTATTTTTTATTTAATTTACTTATTTTATTTTAATAATTTACTAATTTAATTAAAATTAATCATTTAACACTCCAAACTGTTTATTTAAGGCATCTAAAACCTGTTGAGGCAAATTATCTCCTCCTGTCCAATCCAATGACTCTGACTGTACATTTTCCAATGTTAATCCAAATTTTGCATCAGGTATTATTAATAATATTTCAATACTATATTTTTTTGTTTTAAAATCAATTTTTGAAATATTAGGATTTCCAACGTTTAATCCAACAATCTCAATTGTTGGGTTTTCAATCTCTAAATTTTCAAAATTACTATTTTCGTATGTAAATAAATATTTCATTTTTTTATTTTATTGTATTACAAATTGATTTCTTTGGTATTGTATTCTACAAAAATGTTTGTTTCTCGCTCCTGCCATTGATGATGGAAATGAGCCATAGGTAACAATAATACCAAATGCAGTTGTTGTTGGTGCTACAATGTAAGGTGTACAACTCCACAATGTTGGTTGATTATATTGGAAAGGTTGACGATTTGCAGGGTATAAAAAATTTAACATGTTTGGACTCCACAAAGTCAACATAAATGCAAGTGTTGGACTTCTATAATCTGAATAACCTGCATAAACTGTCCCTGGTATTGATGATAAAGAATTTAAATAATTCGCTGCACCTCCTCTGATGCTTCTATGAGACAAACCCGTTAAATGGTCAACAATTAATCCATCAGTATTATTTACTCCTGCAGATGGCAACCTAAACTCATCAATAAATGTTGATAAATTACCGTTTACATCCTTGTATTGGCCATCATTAAAATCATAATACCCACCTGTTAAACTTGTTAATCTGAATTTATGCCCCCAAACATTGTTGTAAACTAAATAATCCTCATTTATTGATAAATCTTTTTGTTGATAAACTCCATCATTTGGGATTAAAAATGGAGGGTCGTAGTTTGTGTTAAATAAATCTCCCTCATCATAGGTTGCGTATGATGGCATATTAACAATGTCGGGCCTATTATAATAAACCTTTAAATCTGATGAGCCTCCTCCAACAATTTCCAAATCTAAATTTGTTTTTGTGTCGTTTAATATTGTTGGATTAATAATTGCTCCTAAATCATCAACAATTGAGATGTTTTTATTTGTTGCAATCAATGTTCCATCAATTTGGTTGCCGTTCAATGTGTTTGTTGCAGCTATGCATGTATTAATTGGCTCAACTACTGTGCAGCATTGTCCTGCATCATAAACCTCCAAATTAAATGACACATCAATACCACTTAAATCCTCATCAATTATTAAATTTGTTGGGTCTCCAATTGGGTCTCCAAATCTCGGACGAACATCAATTCGTGGTGTGTCTAATCTTTTAAAATTATAATCATCATCAATTACCTGTAAAAATACCCTCAACAGGTTCTCCATTGGTTTTATTACATTATCATTGTGCTCTGTATTCGTCCATTTTGGTGTGTTGGCCCAATCTAATAAAAAAACACGTGCACTAAATGACAAATCAACTGCACTGTCTCTCCTTGTATTGTTTGCACTGTAACTCTCAACCAACCAAATAAATGGCGTTTTTGCTGATGTTCTGTTGCTCAGTTGTTGATATTCGTTGTTTGTGCTTTTAGGGTCTCCATGTAAAAATGTGAGACTTGGAGCAACAACAACTGCTCCTGTAAATGGGTCTGTGTGGCCAAATGGCTCAACAACAATGTACTCATTTATTTTAAATTCTTTTATTTTGTACTCTTTATCTGTTGCATCTTTGATGGTTTTACCAATTGTCAGATGCAAAGTATTGCACAAATATATTTTTTCTCCATCAATAGATAAAACAGGCAGATTTGTATTTATCTGCTCAACTATTGATTTTATAATATCAACTAAATTGCTCTCCATTAAAAAGGATGGTTAAATGGTTCATTTACTCCCTCAAATTCATCATACTCAAACTCATCATTTTCACAAATATAGTATTGGATTGCTTTATAAGTTGCAACACCATCATTGTATCTGCTCGTAATATCATGCATAATTGCACTAAAATTAATGCTATTATCTGACTCTGTTTGCTTAATTCCTACCGTTGTTATTCTGCTAGTTGTATCTCTTGTATAAAGATAATACACAAACGCTTTTAACATCTCTTTAATACCTTTGGACTGTACTATTTTTGCACATCCTCCTGTCTCCTGATAATTAAAAGCGTTGTATATTTTCACAAATCTTGGTTCTGTTGGCTCTCCTGCAATTGGAGCAGCCAGATCAATAATAAATAAATCATACAATTCAACACCTAATAATTTAGGTAAATAACACTCCTCAACATCTGTGATTGTTTGCATTAAATCAATCTCTGTTGAGTTGTTTGTTGGTATTTTATACCTCCCATTATCAAAATTACTAACTGTTAAAATTGCCATTTATTTATTTTTACCAAACATTTTTTTTAATCCTTTTTTTGCTCCCTCAATAACATCATCAACAACATTATCTGAGTCTCCTGTGTTTGATTTCACAGGCCCATCATCATCTGAATACTTTGCCACTTTTGAGGAGTTAACAAGTCGGGAGGCTAAAACGCTCCCGAACTCATTAATATCTCCTTTTTTAAAATCAGCAAAGTCCTTTAAAAATATGACTTTACGTTTCATATTAAAGTGCTAAAGTAACCAATGCAGCATCAATGTCAGCAACATGATAAAATCCTGTTTTGTCTGCCTCTCTAATTAATAGTGCTAATCTTCTTCTCACTTTTAATGTCATTGCATCCTCAACAAATTGTTTGTCAATTGTTCCTCTGCTCATTGTTAACCCTGCAGCTGCATAAATACGTCCATAATTAGCATCTCCAACAACTAACTGATTTGCAGGTATTGCATTATCCTCAATTACTCTCAAACCTTTCACAGTTTCTCCATCTCTTGAAACAAAAGGAGGCATGATGTAATTGTTGTTACCATCTTTTGATAAATCCATTGCACAAATGTCCTCATTGTTCATTAATACAAAGTTTGGCATGTATTTGCTCCCACCTGTTGCAGTAATTGCAGCTTTTACCTTTACAATTAAATCATAAATTGTTGGGGATGGTATTCCTGCCGCTGCAGGTACATAAGTTGTTGCAGATGCAATTAAACCCTTTAAGTTGTTACCTGTTCCATCTCCGTTAATTAATTGGTCATCAACTTTTAATGCTACATTTGTACGTAAAAAGAACTCCAACTCTCCTGCAAACATGCTCTCATCCTCAAAAAACTCCTCACACACAGGCAAAGTATCTCCAACTTTTTGGATTTCTAATGAGTTTCTTTTCCATGATGCGGTTGACTCAGGAAATTGTGCACATTCTGCAACCATGTCTGCTGCTCTTACAATTGTAGCCTCATCCCAATCATAATACCTAATTGTTTTGTTTACATTTGGCCCTGTAACAGTTGTAGTTGCAAACAATGACTCCATTGCCAATGTACGTGTTGCCAATTGGCCAACACCTGCAACATCATACGCTCCCTCATTATTTTGGATTGATGCCGTTGATGTGTCTGCCTTAATTGTTACCTCTTGTGCCGAACCTGGTGCATTATCTTTTAATCCTTTAATTGCCTCAAATTTTTCAGAAACAACACTTTTGATTGTTGCAGGTTTTCCATCCTCAATTGTTCCCTGTTTAGCAATTTTAGATGCTAATGTATTCATTGTCTTAACCAACACAGTATATTGAGCCTGTACCTCTGCATTTTTTGCAGTGATTGCCTCAGTTAACTCCTCCTTTGACACAGAATTTTCTTTTAATTCTTTAATGTATTCAATGTTATTCTCATTGATTTCATTAAATGCCTTTGCCTGTTCCTCAGGACTTTGTGCATCAAATGCCTCCTGTGTCATTTTTGCAGCAACTAAAAATGTTGCTATTGTCATTAAACTTTTTTTCATTTTTACTTAATTTTTGCCTATTTTTTGGCGTTCAACTTCATTTAATTTATTGAGTGCTAAAAAGCGGCTCATGTTTAGTGTACTAATGTAC